AGACGAGCGCGATCGTCAGATTAGTATGCTTCATCGTTATCGGGGTTCGGGGCCTGGCAGTACATACAGTTCGTATCAATGCCCGAGTTGGTCGTGTTGCATCTAGAACACACCCATTTGACGGGTTTCTTTTTTCCTGGCGTCATGGCCGACGTACTGTCTTGAGATAGGCGTTGATCGCCCGAGCGATGCGACTTGGTATCCCGCACGATGGGCAGAGCTTGTCCGGTTGCCGGACGTCGAGCGTTGCCCCGCAATACCAGCAATAGGACTCCCCTAGCACGACAGGCTCGTCGCACCTTGGGCAACGCCGCAGATCGATCACTCGTCAACGGCGACGTCGTTGCGGCGATCCCACTCGATATGGATGTGCGTCGATTCGACGACGACATCCCATCCTGGCCCCAGCGCACTCCGCAGCTCGCTGGCATAGTCGTGGATCACGCCTGCTTCTAGGTCGCGCGTTCTCAAGTCAATCGCTCGGCCTTCATAGTGCAGGCTCGTCTTTGAGTGCGTCCCGTCCTCAACTGACGTTACGATGGCCTGCCGCCCTGCGACTTTTTCCGATACCGAGTCCAGCACGGCGCGAGCGAACCACAGGCTCGGATGCACGTCGGACGTCCAGACTACTCCGCTTTTGAATTGCATCAGTCCTCCCGGTTCGGCAGACCGGGGATCACGTCGATCAGTTTGCTGAAGAAGCTGCGGCTCTTTGGAAATACGCCCATGATCCCAACCACTACGAGAGCCGCTGCGGTTAAATCGGAGATTGTGCCATCGTCGCCGGATTCGATCATGTAACCGCCACCAGCAATCGCGAGCACGGCCAAGGTCATCCGAATCGTGTCGACTGTTTTCCAGTGTTTGCTACTCATTTTCCCTCCCTCATCCGGTCCTCGATCTCATCGAGGCGTCTGTTGATGCCGTCGACTAGGCGCACCACCTTCGCAGTGGCTGTCATCGCGGCGAGAAAAAGCCCGATCACCACTCCAATCGGGAGCAGTGTGTCATTTGGTGTGAGCACTGTCTGGACAGCTCCCGCGTATGAGGCCATGCCGGTGCCGACCGCCACGCCTGAGAACAGTTTGACCTGGGTTGAAATTGCCACGTCTGCCGTCGCGGTTAACACATCGCGCAAGTGTGGTAGCAAAGAAAAAGGGCTCACGGTTTTTGCCTATACGTCCTCTGTCACGATGTTGGTCGAGGTCAGAAATACCAAAGCGATGTCATTGGTGACGGTTAGCTCTGCGGCCTCAAGCTCTGCGAGCGTGACCTGTGGCACCGAGAGCGTGACGTCCTCATTTAACACGGCGATCGCTGTGTCGTTGTCCTCGGCTACGGTGCCGTCTGGCTCAAGCATAGGCTGGAGCGTCTCAACCATAATCGAGTGCGCTGCATCAGCCTCCTGCATGATCTTACCAATCTTATAACTGAGCTGCACCGGCCTCGCGCCTTCCAGCGCCTGGAAGCTCTGTCCCACGCTTGATAACTGTCCTGCCTTCATCGTGACTTCATGTGTCATGGTTAAACCCCCCGGTTTTCGTTTATCTCTTTCTGCGCGGTTTTGGTCTTAATACCGCCCACCCAGCTCCCGCCATTACGACCGCTGCCAACGCTCCGGTCAGAAACGGCAGCACCGTTTTAGCTGTCTGCTTCATCGTCGTCATCTTCTGTGTTATCCCACGGCAGAGCCGGAGTCCCGCTGGTTGGTGTCTTTAGTTCTTCTACCTCTGCGCCGACCTGTGCTTCCAAAAATGCCACCCGGTCCTCGCCGAGCGCGTCTTTCGCCCACTCGACAGCTTGTGATTCAGTGATGTCTGCATACGGCGTGAAATCATCGGGATCGGGCTGTGTAATTGCCACAGAGCCGACGGTCGACGCGGACAAGGGTCTGGTGAGTCCGTCGGGGTCGACATACTCGCCGTCTATGGCAGTTAACCGCCACGCAATCGAGGTGACTACATCTGACAGAGCGCCCTCTGCGTAAGTCACTTCCATCGTATCCACACCCCAGGTCAGCGTCATATTAACCGGCACTTATTTTGAGAGTGCCAGAGCTGTTCCAGACGCTGTTTGCGACGCCCGGATCAGACGTTGGGATGCCAGCCATGAGGATATAGTTGCTTCCAAGCCGCAGGGCTTCGTTGCCTCCAGCTACGAACCTCATGTAGCCATCCGCAGGAGTGGCGTCGTGGCTATACGAGATCGTGCCGCGATATTGCGCCGCGCCAGATGTCCCGTCAGCAAAGTCAATCCGGCCTTGCCCATTGTTCGCATTAGCGAGCGTCATCCCCGATGACGCGCCGGACGAGGTGTTGGCGATCACAAAGTTGGTCGTGTAGTACGAGCTGGGTGATGTCGTCCCTACCCCTAAGCGACCAGCGATCGTTGTGGTGCTGCCGATGGTCAGGGTGCTTGCCATGTCCACAGCCCCATCAATGTCCACCACATCAAGGTTGGCTGTGCCATCGACATCCAGGTTCCCAGACGTTGTGATAGATGTCAGAGTACCCACGGAGGTGATGTTTCCCTGCGCGACAGTTGAAAGCGTCCCGACCAGGGCTGTATCAGCCGTGATGGTCCCGCCGTCGATATTAGAACTGCCCACATCGATGTTGCCGAAACCACTGGTGATCGAGCCAGCGTTTAACGCACCGACGGACGTGATCTGTGTCTGCGATGCCTCGACGTTTAGCGTGACCGTTCCAGACGTGCCACCACCCGACAACCCTGTCCCTGCCGTGACGCCCGTAATATCACCACCAGCGAGGCCCAGTATATTCGCGAGACTGTCTTTCTTGACGACGTTGTCGTCATTGTCATAGAACAGAACCAAGTCCGCAGTTGCTGCTGTGCCCGATCCTGCGCCGTCGATCAAATTTGACCCGCTCGCATACTTAACGGAGAACTCGCTGCCTGAGAGCGTCAGTCCGGTTCCCGCTGTGGTAGTTGTTCCAGTAGCGGTAATCGTCGTGCCACTAATCGACATACCACTGCCAACCGTAAGCCACTCGAATTTGCTGGCACTGTCATCCCAGAACGCGATGCGATCGGCATTTGGGTCTGCTAGGTCTTCAAATCCAAGGTGGTCAACATTCAGCGTGACAGAGCCGGTGGTGCCTCCTCCGCTCAACGCCGTGCCAGCCGTAACCGCCGTGATATCACCTGCATTGTTAGTAAACGGCAACGCGCCAACGGTGTCCTTGTAAACGACGCCATCGCTGTCGCGGCGGTACAAGATTAAATCAGCAGACGCGATGTCGCCTGAGTCGGATGCGCCATCGACAAGGTTGGAGCTTGCTGTGTATTTCACAGCGAACGTGTCCGAAGTTTCGATTAGCCCCGTGCCAGCATTGAAGTTGGTGCCCGTCGCTGTAATCGTCGTGTCGGTAATCGACAGCCCTGTGCCTAGCGTTAGCCACTGGAACCCGTCTTGGGAGTCATCAAAAAACGGGAGCTTATCACCACCGCCATCGGGATCGGACAGGCTCTCAAACCCATAGCGGCTCATGGAGATTGTCCGGTTGGCAGCAAGGCTACCACCACCTGTCAGACCCGCACCCGCTGAGATCGTTACTGCTTGGGTGCCCTGCTCTGCGCGCCACAACGCAGACGTGGCCTCTCCGAACCCGTCCTCAAACTCCCACAGCATCTTGCCGCCAGGCGTCATGTTCGAGTTCCAACTGAACGCGGTCGTGCTGGCGATTGTGTCAAACCATGACGGCACCCAGACGGTGAACTCATGCCCCATGATGTCATGGCATTGCGTCACCATAGCTTTCGACCACCCTCTGCCTCTCAGAGCCCTGCCCGAGCGCGGGTCGATTCCTACATAGATGTCCTGCTCAATAACACAGGTGTCGCCAGGCTCAAGCTGCGGACGCGCCGTTGATGACGTGAACCGGACCTGGCTCAACCCTGCTAGAAAGTTCTCAACGATGCGATTGCCGACGGTCGTCGCGTTCGTCGTGTTTTCAATCCATCGAGCGGTGCCGTCGTCGAGCTGGGTGGCTTGAGCAAACGCCGTGTTTCCAAGTCGAGCGAGCACGGTCGCTCCGGGTGTCGCTTGCTTCTCGCCAGCGTACTTGTTGCCGTCCCAACCGTAAGGCACGTCAAAGGTTGTAACACGGCGATCGAACCCTGTGTCAATTGATTCGACGGCGATGTCTTCGTATGCAAAAAACGCCTGCGTCTGTGGGTCGACTGGCAGGTCGGAGAACAGCGGCATCGTTTTAAACACGCCCTGCGAACTGATAAGCGCAGAACCATTCAGCCAGTTGATCTGGCGCAGAACGTCAATCGCTTGAGTCTCAACCGAGACGGTCTTGGTGACGCTGGTGATACCCTGCGTTGATCCGCAGAGGGCGTTCCCTTGATACCGCAACGGCACAGCGCACTGCACCTTAATGATGTCGTCAAATACTTGTTCAAGCGTCTGGCCGTCGTATTCTTTCGGAGTGCGACTGCCGCCCGAATGGGCAGGGATCGGCAACAGCACATACTGAAGCGGAGACACAAGCCGGACAGAGATGCCGCTAGGCCCTGGACTGTAGTCGCCGACTAAAAAGTCATCGATTTTGAGCCAGTATTTCCGAGCTAGGTCTGGGTGCCCGACCCATATCCGAAAGACCAGCTCGTTCAGATGGTTTTCAGCGAACAACGTCTCGGCCCACGACCGATAGTCCTTCTCGCCCTCGCGATGCAGCAACGCATCAAGCGTGGGTATCTCGCCTTCACAGGTGATCGGATCGATTGCCCACCCAGCCTCGTTGACGTCTATCAAACCGTCGACGACTTCGTGCGTGATCTCTTGAACACCGACACGGAACAAGCGCGGCGTATGCGTTCGCGCTGTCGTTGTATTTAGCGCGACTTGTAGATCGTAAGTTTGCTGGCGTGGTAGCGTACTAAGGTCATTGCCTTCTTCTTCGCCTGACCTGTCCTCGCCGATAACGTCGCCGTCCACAAAGGTGAACCACGACCCAGGGCTTCCGCTGCCTGCATCCGGTTGTCGGATTTGTGCAACGACCGTGGTCGTCGATGGCGCTGAGTATTGCAGGACCATCTCAAGGTCTGTGCCACTGCTCGGAGCAGAGCCGAGGTCAAGCTCGTTGCTGGGCGAGCCTGCGTTCGTCCATGAGATCGTTGCCGACGTGTAGCTAGTGTTGGCTGTCAGAGACATCGCAGGCACACCACTCGCGGCTGCGGCGGTATACCGGAGCGTCGCAACATCTGACGTCGTGTCGAGCGCAGTTAGGTCAAAACGGTAGATGGTATGGTCGCCACTCGCGACCGAGGCGTTGTTAGCGTCGCAGTCCCATGAGGTGTTTGACGCGATCTCGCCGTTACCCTTTAAACCCCACACAATCAGAACGACACTCGGGCCAGCCGGAAGCCCGCTCGCCACACTTGCGCCTTCTAAGTCTGGCGGGTCGCCAAACGCCGGAAAGCCCTGACCCTTGGCAAACGTAAACGTCACATCGCCTGGAGATGTTGCCGCTGCGACTGAATCGCTGGCGATCGGTTGCAATGACCACGCCTCTTGTCCCGAATCAATTGAGACGCCATCAAAACGATAGAGGTTCGCATACCAGTGCGTGACCTCTTGGCCGCTTCCTGACGTCTTCGGGTCGAGATACGCCGTAGCTCCGAATATTTCTGTCTGCTGCCCGACGACCGTGGTGTACCCCAGCTCGACAACGGCACAGCCCAGCGCGCTACCCGTGGGCGGTTGAAGGTTCGTTAAATCTGCCCCTGCAACGCGCGTGGTATTAGCCGCCAGCGCACTTGTCCCCGACCCGATAAGTCGCACACCGCCATCATCAAAAAGCGTGAACGCTGCCGTCGCATCGGCCCCGGAGTAGTCTGACTTCCGATCCTTAATATCAGCCGCAGTCGTGATGACCGTCTCAACGATGGGACGAGCGCGCTGCGGTACAGACTCAACGTATTTAGCGAGTTCGTCATTCCAACCGTAACGCATTAGACCGCGCCCCCCGCCCAGAAGTCACGGCTCAGGGGGGAGTCAGAGCCTCGCAAGCCTACAGAACTCACTACGCTCGGACGGGGGAACGCGGCGAGCAATTACAGCGCCCTCATCTGCGCCATCGTCTTTTCGCCTCGGGCGACCTTGATGGCTTGGTACACGCCGACGCCCTGGCTGACTGTCGCGCGCGACCCAATGTAAATGCGCTGCCCAGACCACGCGCTCGGGAGCGGCACTGCTGCCGACACTGAACCCAAGGTTTCCGCACCACCGTTTAGCGACTGCCCGATTTGCACTGTCCCTGTCGCACTCAAGACACCTCGCAACTCAACCTCGCTAGCCCACACTGCCGAGGACGTGAGCCTCGATTCTACGCCACTGTCGCCGTCCGAATAGCCAATCTTATACTCCGTCGTGCTTGGCACTTCTAACTGCAATCGGGCCTGGCTGGTCGCGGATGTTCCTCCGATATGGACGATCCCTCGCGTAGCCCCCAGAGCCAGCGAGCCTGCATCTGGAAACTTGGCATAAACCGTCATGGCCTGCGGTGGTGCTACAAAGTCAGCGTAGAACGTCTCGGCGGCTGGATCTCCGCTCTGGCTGACGAGCGAGTATCGAGGCGCAGCATCGTTGTACACATTGACGCGGTAGACCTCTATGGCGGGCGAGTTTGAGTTGTCAGCCTCGTTACTGTAGACATACGCCCGATGAGCGTTGGCAGCGGTAACAGATGTCGTTTTACCATACACCGCCCAGAAACCGTTCCCGATATAACGACTGCCGAGATGCGTTCCGGTGTCGACCGTGACTGTCGGCTTGCCAGTTACCCAGCCCGTGATGTTTAGGTACAGCCTCCACGCCGACGCGCCCACATCGTAAACGCCAAGGGCCTGCTCTCCCGAGCTTGGCATCGTGTGCTCTTTTATTACGAACACTGCCGACTTTACGCCATTGCCTGTAAACGAGTTGAGTCCCGCATATCGACCCCTCGCCCCTGCTCCAGCCGCTCCGGTAATTCTGTAAGCTCCAGTGCCGCCAGCAGGATCGGACACGCTTGATGTGATCGTCGTGCCACTGGTTTGATTGTCGGTCCAAGACGACACCGCATCCGTCTGATGCAGATTGACGTGCGCTTTTTCTACTAAGAGAGACGGGGTGCCGTCATTCCACGACACGCGCGGGATATTGGCGTCGGTAAGCACTACCCGCCCCGATCCTCCCACATAGGTCGGCACAGCCGCCGCATCAGCCTGCGCTCGCGTGAACGTCGAGGCGTTGTCCTGCGCTGCTGACTCGCGCCAGACAATCGTGCCATGCCGGGAGACACATTCACCGCCAGCAAAGAAAAGAAGATCGCTCATAGCCTGGTCGGTTGGAGTTCAAGCATTTGAACGGCAAGGTCGCGGCCACGCCGTCCAGCACGTTGAGCTGCGCCATATGAGCCCGCCGGGGCATAAGACAGCCAGGAACGCTCTGCGTACTCAAGCTCGGGCACATACCACATTGAGTAACCGGACCAAAACAGCGAGTGGATATGCCATCGAGCTTGGCTCCATTCAGTCTCGTCGCGCAGCATGATGTTGATTGATCCCTGTCGGCCTCGGTCCACATAACCGGACGGCATCCCCCGACGCGCTTCTGGTACGCTTAACCACTTAGGCTCGTCGTCCCACGGCAGCGGAGTGATTGCCGGTGTCCAGGATTTACCGAGCCACAGGCCACCGATGCGAGGCCGTTCGCCTGCTCCCATCGCGTCGACCGTGAAGCGCCAATATCTGCCCGCCGTCTCAGGGAACCGATACACGATCGCGCCGTCGTCAGCTCGAACGGGATGCTTGTCGCTTGCGTAGTTGCCTGTGTACGTCTTACTCGGGACCGTGAACGTGTACTCGTCATAGGTAGCGAAATCAGACTCGCTGGATGCCCACAGCCGGACTGCTTCTCCAGCCAGGTTTGAGTTCCGGTCGATGCAAAGCATATCGGCAGAGCGGACGCGGTCGCAGACGACGCCGACGTGCAGGGCAGCGTTTGAGCCGTCCGGGGTCCAATAGTTGCGACTGTGACGTCGAGCGTTTGCGATGCGGTCAACTGTAAAATCACTCGTCACAGTGGACGAGTTAACTGTGTGCGACGTGAACTGTCGGGTGTTAAAAAAGTTCTCGACCAGTAAGTGTGCCATTAGATCCTCTCGATGCGTCTGAGGTTACTGGCGCGGTCTTGTTCGACCGTAATGGTATCGACGAGCTGGTTGAGTCCTGGGCCGTTGATGTTGACCACTACCGGATTGCCGGGCTGCTCGCGAAGACTAGCCATACCTTCAACCTGCTGCACCAAGCCTATGCCGGACGCGATCTTGGAGATGACGCCAGCAGCGCCACCGAAACTGAACAGGCTCGCTGCGCCACCGAGTATCCCCGCAAAACGGCCAAACTGACCCAGCGCGTTCCCGGTTTGAGCCGATGAAGCAGCCAAGCGGTCCATTGCCTCTTTCCACTCATCGGTCATTCGCCTGCCGTCAGCCGCTACGGCCTGCCAATCGGTCGCGAGATGGTTTAAGTGATCGAGAGACGGGTTGATCTGTATCAGCTCGTTGCTGAACTCAGCCATCTCTGCGTTGAATAGTTCCATCTGGCGATTGAGTATTTCCTCGGTCGTCGCCAGACCTGTGAGCTGGTGATAATGTTCTGTCAGAAACTCGTTTGAGAGGTCTATGCTGGCAGTTAACCGCTCAATCTCAGCGTTTATGCCAGCGATGCGCGCTTTTTCTGCCTCGGCTATCCGCGCCCGTTCTGCGTCTGCCTCAGCGTTTAACACGTCTGGCGCATTTGCCAGCAGTTCACGATTTAACTGCCTGCCTGCTTGTTCTTCAAAAGCCTTGTCGCCTTTTTGACGTGAAACCCACGTCATCTGCCCCGTTAGTGGGCTTCGCTCTAGCACTCTCTCCATCTCGTAATAACCAACTCTCACCCGCTCAATCTCTGTCGCTAGGCCGTCAAAAAACCGCATCACTAAGTCGGATTCAGCGACTCCTTTCTTTAAGGCATCAAACGAATTAGTGACCTCGGTTCTAAACGCGACAAACGCATCACCAGCGTTTCGGGTTGTCGGGCCTAACGCTTCCAGTTTTTCCTGAGCCATCGCCATCGCTTCGATGCGGAACGCTTCTTTCTTTTCTAGGTCCGTCAACTGGGCCACGGTTTTACCGAGCGCGGCGGCGTATTTAAGGTTCGCTTGTTCGACTGAGACGATCAGCCCGAGGTTATCAAGCACCAACCGCGACTGTCGCGCGATACCGACGTTCAGAGAGTTCAGTGCGAACGCTGTGTCGAGCCCTAACGCGCGACCGAGCTGCTGGGCGGTCTTGGCAAGCTCAGAGAACTGCTGCGCGTTGTTCGCCGAGCCAAGCGTGAGGGCCATGTTCGCCTGCGTCATTAGCTCGGTATCGGACACAAGGCCCATCGTCGCTGCGCGCATACTCTGGATCGCACCAACGCCGTCGCCTGTCGCGCGGTTAAACGCAGCTTGGATGGTTAAAGCGCGACCGCCAGCCTCGGCCATTTTTCCGAGCGCGTTAGCGGCGGCAACGATACCCGCAGCAGCAGCACCGCCCAGGGCAACACGACTGAACACGCGCTCCAATTTGAGCTTGGCTTTTTCGCCGTCGCTCTGAGCCGCTTTCATCTTGCGGTCGTAGCGACTCTTATCGAGATCAAGCGCGACGCTGATTGCAGCTACGGTGCCCATGCCAGCCATGCTATCGGCTCCTGCTTTTGTGCTTTGCTTCTAGCTGGGCATCCAACATGGCTTCCTTTTGTGTCTCGTGTTCTATCCGGTAGAAGAACATCCACTCGAACAGTTCGCGGTTGCTCATCTGTGCTTCTAACTGCCCCAACGTCATCCCGAGATCACGCGCCAGCCTAAATCGGAACTGGCGCTCGGGGTTCGATCTCAGTTTCCCTCAAGTTCCTCCGTTTCTTCCACTGTCATCGCTGACACCCGCACCGCTGCGTTGACCAAGGGTTCCGCGACGTGTGCCGGGATCTCTGACACCTCGTCGTCCTCACCGAACAGCGGACTGCCGTCCAGGTAGCACGTTGCCCTCAGAATCGCAGGGCGAAATGACTCGCCAGAACGAACAGCCAACTCGATCACGTCACGGCCTGCGGTGGTGAGCCCGCGAACAGTCACAGACTCACCACCCACCTCTACCGTCTCCTCGGGCAGTGTTGCCCCGAACAGTGCATCTCTAGCACTCATGTGCTCTCCCCCTCCCTAGTTCTTAGGAAACTGCGCGAGCAAAGCCAGCGTTATCGCCAGTCGTCCGAGCCAGCACAAACGTCGCGGTGCATAGCCCTTCCGACCCGACATCAGAACCATCGAACCGCTCGTAGCTTTCGAGGTTCATCGTTGCGGTGTACGACGGGTTCGCGGCACCGACAGCGGCACTGGTGGGCTTGATAACGACCGTAAAGCCGTCTGTGTCCGCTAGTAGATCGGACAGCTTCTCGTCGACGGTGTTGTCGGCGAAGTCTTGCCGGAACTGTGCGGTCACGGTGCCTGTGCGAAGCCCAGCCTCGAACGAACGCGCGCTGTCGCCGTGGCGCGTTGCGTCCTGCTGCTCGACTTCTTCTGAAAAGGTCAACGCTCGCAGATATGTTGACATATCAAGCGAGTCGACTGTGATATCGCAGTCTTTGATAATCATGATGCGTCCTCAAGTACAAAGGGGATGGAGAGGTTTACTTGTAGCCAGCGGGTGTCGTCTTGATTGACTTGGCGCGGCCCGCTCGCCGCGAGAAACTCAACGCTTGACCCAGGCGATGCTCGATCAAACAAATTGCGCGCGTTGTCTGCGTAACCGTTGAGGGTTCCGTAGCCAGAACCAGGGCGATCAAACAACTGAAGAATTAAGACGCCGGTCACGATGTTGGTGCCGGATGAGCCCATTGAGGACGGTATGCCCTCGCCCCACACGATCGTCGGGCGTACCCACTCCGCAGCCGGATCGTAATCGACGCCAGGCCATGCGACGTTGGTGTTTGCGCTCCAACCGCTCGCGATCGACGTAATGTTCGAAGAGAGGTGCGAGTAGATCGCGCCAGCCGCAGCCTTCACCGCACTAGCCATCGGTCTTGAACCTCTTAAATCTCTTTCTGCCGAAACTCTTTGACCTGACCTTTCCGGCGATTTGCTGAATCACTGGCTTCATTTCTGCGAGCACCGGAGCGACGATGCCTGGTGGCGGTGCCTGACTACTCCACGTCCCGCTATCTAGTCGCCCGATATACGGCAGCGCGTTGCTCATGTAGAACGTGTCGCCAGTAAAAAACTTTAGCCCTCGGATTGCGGTTTGTATTTTCGCTTCTGCGAAGCCCGTGTGCTTGTGTTCTTTGTCATACTTTTTGCTAAAAGAGCCGGTCGTGCTGTAGTCCGGGCTGTTGACCGATGCGTTCCAGTTGGCGCGAGCGCGGCCTGTGTCGACCGGAGTCATTTTCATCAGCCTTTTCCCTAACTCGAATCCCGCAGCTCTGCCGAGCTGGTTAATACGCGCATCAATAAGGCGATCTGCGTTGCGCTTCATGTTGCGCGGGTCGAGGCTGCTCATCGTCGCACCTGTAGCTCGTAGAGAGCCGCCTGGTCGCCAGAGTACGTTGTACGCACCGACACGACCTGGAAGACGTCAGAGCCGATCGTGACGGTGTCGTCAGCTTTCGGTTCGGTGATGCCCAGAGCTGGCACGTCGACCTTTACGTCGCCTGCCTCGACCAGCCCGTTGATCTCTAGTAGGTCAAACTGCGAGATGACTGCGGGGACTGCGCTCGTCGAAGTTGAAGGCGTCGCGGTCTGGGTCGTCGGATTGAACGATCCGGCGGTCACATAGGTGATCGTGATGTCGGTGCCAAACGCACTGGACAGCGACCGTGCAAGCCCTCTAAAGCCCGCATCGAGCGTAGCCATCTAGTATGCCGCGCCGACGCGCCGAGAGTTGCCTGCGGTCGTTATAACGGGCCTGAGAAGCCTTTGAACGGTCGCCGGGAGCTGGCCTGCGCTGAACGAGCGGTTTCGCGTCATCTTCAGCGAGCCGACCTCGGCCTCGGTGTACTCCTCAAGTCCGGTATCGAGCAGCGGTGTCTTGGAGTCGCCGCGATCAATCTCGAACTGGAGCGCCAGCTCATAACAGGCGTATTTGACGATCGTCGGGATCGCGTTCTCAGCGTACTCCGTCCCGTCCTCATTGTCTGCCCAGTACCTCGGCCACTTGAGCGCCTGGCCCTCTGACACCTTCAGACCTTCATAGCTCTCTTGATCGAGCCTGCGGGTCGCAGTGATAAGGGCGCGCTCTTTCTGGTCTGTACTTCCAGCCCACTCAGTGCCACCGACACGCTCGTTGAAATAGGTGTCGGCATCACTAACAGTTGCGTACGAGTTGGAGCTTGCTCCACCTACCGTCGAGTCGATACTTGGCATCGTCCGTCCCCTGTAGGGGGCAGGGCCGAAGCCCCACCCCCGTGCTCAGAGAAAACCCTTAGCGAGTCTTCAGAATTGCACCGGGCAGCAGCTTATTGTCAGCTACCACTGTGTCCCAGTTCGTTGCCGTCTTAAGAGCTGCATCGGCAGGGTTAGCGCCACCGTTGGCGATGTCCCACTCGCAACCACGCAGACGGACGTTGTACGCCCCTTCGCCTTGGAAGCGGTACACGATGTTCTCCAGGCCGGTCACTAGGTCGGTCACAACCGTTGGGGGCTCAGAGATCGTGATGTCGGCTGCTCCAGGGAACAGCGCGAGCGTTGAGTACGCATCGACACCTGACGACACGCCGTCTGTCTCGACAAGCGAAGCCGAGTCAGTGATGACGACCGGACGACCGAGCGTCGCCGGGACTCCCTGCATGATGGACACACCGTTGGCGCGGTACACCGCGTCGCCGATCTGATCGTTGAGCAGGTTGTAATAGACCTTCGAGTGCATGACGAACGCTGCGATGTTCTGCGCTGCGTCGCCCTGCTTTGCTAGGCAGTCAACCAGACCCTCGGTCGTAATCGTTGCGCCTGTGTCAGTTTCCTCCAGGGCAGCAACGGAGTCGAGCTTGCCTTCAAGCGCCATCAGAGCTGCTTCAAGCATGGCCTGCGGGACGGCCTTAGCCATCTGCTGACCCACAACGATGGAAAGCGACCCCTGGTCTTTCCCGATCTTGCGCCAGCTATCTAAGGTATTGGCGACGGGGCCTACCTTGTAATTCCTCTTCACACCGATGAACTCGTCCGATGTCGGAGCGAGATCGGTTGCAGCCGACACAGATGTCGTGTCTCTGCGGCTCACTAGAGAGCCGATCACGTCGAAGAACGTCTCGCGCGCATAGTCACCTAAGCTGTCGGCGGTACGCATCCGAAGTGTACCAGCAGACGCAGCGTTCCAGACGTCAACGTGCTGCTGGATGGTTTCGATGAATGCCCCTTGGACCTCTTCATTATAAATGGTGAAGTCCGAGGCTTTTCCTGTTGCCATGTTTTACTACCTCGCGGGTTTAGCCGTTTGGTAGCTCTTTGAAGGCGTCCACTCCATGCTCTTTGATGTAGGCGCTCCGAGCCAACCGTCCGGCGTGTGATTGTGCGTCACCCAGGTCTGCCTTAGTGCGGACCTGACCGGCGCGACCCGCGCCACCTCGACTAGCGGAACCCCCGCCAGCCGCTCCACTCGACTGAAAGCCCCAGTCCCAATCTTCCCCGGCCTCTCGCATCTGCGAGACAAGGCCAGAGATATCGGTGGGCTCGCCATCGAGTCCTGTCGCGACCGCCCGTCTGTTTCCGTCCTCAGTAACGACTGAGACGCGGTCCAGAACGTGCGGCAGCATCGCGGTGACTCTTGCCCCGGCGTCAGCCAGTGCAGCAGTTGCCGCATCCTTCTTGATGATCTGTTCGAGCTGGGAAGCCAGTGTCGCGTTGTTGCTTTTGACGGACTCCAACTCTTTCCCGTGTCGGGCTTCCATGTCGCCCTTGAGCTTGTCCCAATCGCCTGCGGCTTTGGCCTGTTCGTCCTGGACCGTCTGCCGCAGCTTCCTGAGTTCCTCTAGCTCTGCCACGTCGAAATTGTCGGGCACCGTCGCGAGCCTTTCCCGCAGCCGGTCATTCTTGCCCTTCAAATCCTTCAGAGTCGCCTTGAGCCCCGTGTCGTCGTAACCGTCGACCCGGATGCGGAAGACTTCTCCGTCCTGCTCATAGTGCTCATGCAGTTCCTCTGGAACTCCATCGAGCGAATCCAGCACCGCCTTCAGTGTCATATCGTGTCGCCTCCCGCGACTGCGTCAGCCCGACGCTTTCCGAAAACAAAAGGAGCGGTTCTCCCCCTATACCTCGACGGAAAGATCGGGGGTGATTGAGCGATCTGGTATCAGAGTTCTCTTATATGTGTTGCGTGTATACCGCCGGTATAGTATTATGGTCGTATCCTACTAACACGGCAGATGGAGATGACAATGGCTTCCACGGTCAAAATCAAAGGTGAGCACCGGCTGGCACTGCGTATCCCCGAGGTCGAAATGCTGGCTCAAGCGATGTACATGATTCGCACGGCGGTTAATGCGGGGAATTTGGATAAGGACTTTTGGATTGGAGATCGGTCTGAAGTCGCTCGCTGGAGCACCCTGCAAAAAAAACTCGAAATCTTTTACGAAGACTACGAGCACCAAGTTGATATCCGTCACATCAAGAACGCTTAACACAGGAACACGACGATGGCTTTTCCGACTACTTCACTAATCCCTGCCGACATGGCTGACCGCGCACCAACAGAGAGACAGGTTAACTGGTTAGTGGACGTATTCATGCGGCACAGCCAGTTCGTTACTGGCCGCGAACTCTACCGCAGCACGAACGTCCCCAACTGGAAGGCTCTTGCGCGTCGTGGCTTGCTCGTCGCGTTTAACCTCACCTACGAGAACGAGTTTTTTGTGCTTACTGAAGCTGGCAGGGCCTACATCGAAGCCCACCGCCCGTTCTACGTTGAGCTGCGCCGCCAACGGGCAGGCGGTGACGATTACGCATGGGGTGGCTCTCCTGACGCCGAAGCTGTGTACGACCGCATCGTCGACGCTCGCCGCAACCGCTCAACCCCCGGAGGCTGATATGACACCGACTGAGAAAACGACACCTGAACTAGGGGGGAAAATGAGATGTGTTGACCTGTTCGCCGGTTGGGGCGGCTTCACCCTCGGCGCCGAGAACGCGGGCCTCGATGTGGTGTACGCGGCGAACCACTGGCCGCTGGCGGTTGAGGCGCACGAAATAAATCACCCGAGCGCACAGCACGTCTGCCAAGACCTCAGACAAGCTGATTGGACGGCGCTGCCAGAGTATGATTTACTGCTTGCGTCTCCTGCTTGTCAGGGGCACTCAAGGGCGAGCCAGCCGAAGCGCCGCCACTTCCACGATGCGTTGCGCGCGAGCGCCTGGGCCGTGGTCGACTGCGCCGAGGTTACGAACCCAGAGACGGTTCTCGTCGAGAATGTACCGGACATGACTCGGTGGCAGCTCTATCCGGTCTGGCGGCAGGCTCTAGAGCTTTTGGGGTACACTGTCACTGAGGGAGTCTTTACCGCGTCGCGGTTTGGAGTCCCACAGCGTCGCACTCGGTTGGTCGTTTGCGCTTCTCGCGTTGGAGCCACGGTTGCCGAGGACCGGCCTGACGCCATCGAGCCAGCGTTCGGACCTCACATCGAGTGGGACGCTCCCGGCTGGCGACCAATCGCTAATGCCAGCTCGAACGTCCAGCGCCGGATCGGATGGGCGCAGGAGCGGCACGGCGCTCAATGTCTGAGCCAGCACGTCACGGGGCACAAAGGGATTAGCCTTGATGAGCCGATCCGCACCGTCACGACGAAGGACCACTGGGTGCTCGTTGACGGCGCTGACTACCGCCCCCTGACAATTCGGGAGTACGCGAGAAGCATGAGCTTCCCCGACACCTATGCGTGGCCTGCGAAGGCGACCAGAGGCGACTGCATCAAAGGTATTGGCAACGCGATCCCGCCAGCCTTTGCCACCGAGATGATTAAGGCGGTAGCATGACAACGACTGAATCTGAATACGTCGAAATGAACTGCGACATCTGCAAGGCGTCATGCGACGAGCGGGTTAGCGATACTGAGTATTTCTTCGGATCGCCCGTATGTGGCACCTGTCTAAAATTGTACAGCGCCGAAGAGGTCTACGACAAACTCGGCCTAAGCGATTGGCGAAATCTCTGGGTGGTTAAGAGGGGAAGATAGATGACACCGACTGATTACAAGGCGCTTCGCCTCAAGATGGGGATGACCCAGACTCAGCTAGGCGAGGCGCTTGGCATTTCCGCTAACACAGTCGCGAGGCGGGAGCGAGGCGAACGACAGATTGGCCCAGAGGCGACTATGGCGATTCGGTGCCTCGCTAGGGATACGCAACACTCTGACCCTACACAGGAGCGATGAGCGTGAGTTATTACCTATTACACAGCAAACTTGAAAAGCCAGACCCCCTCCTTTGGGATGCTAAAATCGGCCTTCATCGCACCTATCGCACGATCACGAAGCCGGATGGGGTCTGCGTAGCTGAGTGGAGTTGGTATGAGACGTTTACCACCATGCGTTTAGCGGACCGACGATACGACACCCTTGAGAAACAGTTCGGAGCGGAATGGTCGGGCACTATTTTTGATATCAGTGCGCTTATATCCGATCTGAGCCGTGGCTGTGATTCGGGGAGAGGTCGGAAGCGGGTTGATGACTTTCTTGAACAGGTCATGCTTGGGGCAGACTCATGCGCGCCACATGGAGCATAGGTGCGCCGCTAGTCGTTGCAGATGACCTCAGACTCGCGGCTGGCTAGGGCCTCGCACAGCCGGTCTAGGCGTTCGTTCATCGCCTGGATCTCGTCGGTGAACTCGTCGTGCTGGTTAGTGCGCCGCTCGATGTAGGTCTGCTGCCGGCGAGTCAGCGTTTCGATGTCGGTGCTTTGGCTGACGCTCTGAGTCTCTAGTGCGCCAAACCGACGATCAACCCACACAGCTCCCATCATCAGACTGATCACCGCACCGACGGTCAGCTTGACCCCGGTTGATTTCGAGAACGTGGAGTCCTGCATCATTCTGCGTTCTCTGACTGCTGGGCGACCAGCGCCAGGACGACGCGCGGTTTGCCGGTCCCGAATCGGTCGCGGATCATCTGAGCGTAGGTCGACACGGTCTGCGGAGCGATGCCGAGCTGTTCAGCCGCTTGCGGGTAGGTCATGCCCTGCGCGCCGACTAGATCGACGACCTGGCGTTCACGGGTCGAGAGGTGGATCGTTCTCGGTAAGGTCTGTCCGCAGCTCGGACAGCAATCGACGGACCTCGCGGAACGCTTCGTCCGGCTCGAATATGCGCTCTTGCCAGAGTCGCTGTTCCATGCGTTGAGCGAGAGCCCACGCTTCGGGCTTTGGTACACCCTGCTCGATGAGCCCCTCATGGTATGTGCCGACAATCTTGCCGATGTCGCGCGCTCGCGCCTGCATCTGCTCGGCCCAGTGGAGGTCTGCTGGATCATACATACGGGGAAGTTAGTCATTCGTCAGAAGGTTTGGGTGCCTGTTTCGCATCTATACGGGCAGTCGGTGGTGTCCGCTCATCGTTTCACTATTTCATCAGCCAATGGCTCGGACGCTTTGTCGGCTTCTTTGTAGCGATAACCACCGTCACCAGCCATCGGTTTGTTGTGCTGTTTTTCCCCTGCGATGATTTCGAGCGGTATACCGTCAGGAAACGCGACACACGCCCCCAGACCGACGTAGTGCGCGCACGATTCGCAATAAAGAACAAAGCTCATGTTTCAAAAATCCTATTTAATAGGCTCAACATTTTGGGCGGGATGTCGGCGGTATTTCCTTGCACGAACAACGCCACCGATTCTGCAAACACTTCCTCCCTTACTACCATTGGATTCCTAAACGCATAGCTCGATATGTTGTATCGATATTTTTCCTGCGCGGCTTGTTTGGTGGCTTCGGTCCACAGCTCCCTGAACTCTTTGCGCTCAATTCCTAAAATTGTCGCGCCGTTGTTGTGTATGTGATGCCCCATTTCGTGAGTAATAAGACCGTCTAGGTCGTTACCGACCCAGCTTCGTTTGTATTTGAGAGCTTCTTCTGCTTTTGCGAGCAGTCTCTCCTGTCGCGCGGTTAGAGTCTTGCCCTTTAACGCTTTTACAGCTTCCCGTGCCCTTTCGTTTACTACTTGGTCAGCTTTTACAAAATCGGTGACTGCGTCCGGCGTTTTTGCCCATGCCGTGTTTATCTCCAAGACTTGCCCGTTTGTTTCGTAACGTGCCGCCCATTGTTTTTTCGGCATACTGCGCGCTCTGATTGCATTTAAGCGCGGCGACGTCGGGGTCGCGGCCAACATTTTGGCAACTCGCGCATTAATCTCGTTGGCCGATGCTATCGATAGCCCCCGATAAGAGATTGCTGCTTTGCCATATCTTTCTGGTGCTTTGACTAGATTCTCCACTGCCCACGCTTCGGCCTCTTTGCGTGTTTCAAACACTGGCGTTGTTGCTAGTGATTGAACGGGGGCCCTTAGTGCTGGCAACTCAGCCAGTGTCAGCACCCGGTTGTCTTTGCCGATCATGTCGCGGAATGTGATCTGACCAGCCCTAAACAAACCCGCTCGCGCGACGCCGATGATTGAGTTCTGCGTCTGTGCTGGTTGGTTGCCGAACCATTGCTCGTAAGTCGTTGAGCTGGGCACTGGCCCACCAGCACTTGCCCGCTTGCCTTCGGGTGGCGGTTCGATGCCGAGCCCTTCCCAATCCACTGCGGGCACCAATACGCTCCGACAGTTGAAGTGCAGCGGCGGCGTCTGTTTTTTCGGGTCGTCTAAGCTAAAGACTGTGCCGTCCCATCGAGCGCAGATTTCTGTGGTGCGGCTGTCGAGCGTGGCCGTAAACTCGACCCCTTTGAGCACGTCTGCGTTTTGCTCATAGGCGGCGAGGTGGCCTCTGTTGGCGATATGCGTGATCGCGGTTCTGGCGATCCCCTCGGCCTGCTTGGTGCTCGTAGCCAGTACGCCGCCCGTGAACCGTCCACCGCCTGCCGAACGCCCTCTGATGCGCCTTACAATGTCGCCCAACGTCTCAGACTGAGCCATCCCGAGCTGGATCTGTTGGCGCACAGCGTTGACGGTCGCTACTTCGTGCCGCTTGACCCACATCTTGAGCGTGTCGCCGTCGAACGGGTCGGTCTTCATTATGCTGCGAAAGTACGGCACCCCGAGCCCACCTTTAGTGGACACCCTGACCGAGCCGATAGTGCGTTGCAATGAGTTGGTCGCCCACTCAGCCTGCTGCGCCCCAATCTGCGCGGTGGTGGTTTCCAACACTCGTCTGATCTGCGGATATCTTTCAGCGTTTAAGCTATTGATCTCCTTTAGCACCTTTTCGACTCGCGCTCGTCGGTACGAGTCGCGAACGACTGCCGTCGGGTCTAGCTTTGCGATCAGTGAGACGTACTCGTCGATTAAGCCCCTAACCTCAGAGCGCATCTCTTTGGCGAGGCCGTTCGACAGTCGCCGCAACGTGACCAGGTTGCGGATCGCGATGGCGGTCGGATCTTCAGCCACGGTTCTGCCAGTTGGCGACCGTGTTCCACACCGCGTCGAACAGGATATAAGACGCGACAACCGGCCACACGATCACCAGCATCGCATTTGTCGCTTGGTGGAGATTGATGCGGGTTGAGACGCTGGTCGCTCTGTTAGCGATATGCGCTGTGACGCAGCCCAGGATATACAAGAGCCAGCTCATCACGCGACCGCCCGCGTTAGGTCGCACACAGCGCCCTCATTCGCGTAGTCATAGCGGTTACGAAATGTCTCACGGAACGGTCCCTCGGGGATGAACTCCAGGGCTTCGTAAAACACGTCGCGCGCCATCTCTTGGTGCAGATGCAGGAGTTCGTGAACAATGACGAGATCGAGTTCGTTTCCGTTGAGGCCGTCCACAATCCGAGGCCCGAACGTCAGCAGCGCCTCTCGGTACTCAGGCTTGCCCAGGATAGTCGCCACGTCCTTGAGTTCGGCGTCATAGCGCGCATAGAGCTTATGACACCAAGACGGCACCAAATACAGACGCGCTTCGATGTGCTCGAGTACAAGTCCGCTTATGCTCGCTGGCATCTTGTCCTTGATCTCAACCGACACGCTCTATCCCCCGAGCAGTGCGGGAGCGTCGCCCAGCAACCGCTCCTGTGCCAGTTCAACATCAAACGTCGGCGGCAATAGCTCGCCCGCCTGTAGCAGCGACCACATATCCTCCATCGGGAGCTGGCCGTCTGCGACCATGCCCCGGATCTCGCGGATCAGACTTGGCTCCATTTGCTGACTGTTGAAATCGCGGTTTACGGTCAACCGAGCTGGCTCGATGTTGCGATACGTCGCGTGGATCTCCAGTAGATCATTCAGAAAACCTTCAAGCCCCCGAGAGATGACCGACAGGGCTGAGTCTGACTCGGCTTTATCAATCAGCTTGGCCTGGGCCGTTTCGGCGGCTCGCGTCTCGCGGACGAGCATCTGGAGGCCGAGCGAAGCCATGCGCGCCTCTATGTCTTGTAGTTCTTCGCGGCTGGCTTGCAGCGACGCTCCAGACGATTCGAGGAGCTGCGCGTTGGCGTCGGAGTCCGGGAGGAACAGAGCCCTGGACATCCCCCACTCGACGTTCTGCGGGTCTGCTCCACTGAACACCGGAAACGGTGAGCCTGCAAATTTGAGCGCGTACTGCCTATCGCTGCGGGTCTGCCAGTGGTTCACGTTCTCGTATGCGAGCCCGAGCAGCGGTGGCTTTGACTCGAAGTGCCCCGTGCGGTTCGTATAGAACGGCGCGACCGGGATGTACCCAAGCGACGTCGCACCCTCATCGATGAGCGTCCACTGGCTTTGGCCTTGCCCGTCGGCGCGCTCCCACACCTCAAACGCGCCAGGCGTTAGCACTCGGACACGTTCCTTCACTTCCTCACCGAACGCACCGACAGGCTCGACGACCGACTCGCGGTACACAAACATCGTCAACACAGGGCGACCGTCACGCATCTCGTAGCGCCAGTTCAGCGCGTCAGCTTTCTTGATCGCGCACCAGTACGGCCTGAGTCCTCGCTCACGCTCGTCAGCTAAACTGGCAGGCGTGTTGTACTCGGTAATGCGAGGATACTCGACCAGCGCCCACGCATGGCCGTCGATCATCGCGTCGATCGCCAGGTCGCGAGCAAACACAGACAAGGGCCGACCGGCCAGGTCGACGTTCTTGGCGTCCTCAAGTACGACGTCCGGGGCACCTTCCTCGAACATCGGGTCTTTCCGCAGGATCATACCGACCAGCCCGTGGACCGTGCGCTCGAACGCAGGATACAACGTCGCGCGGTTCAGACGCTCTTTGTACTCGTCGTCGTGCTCATGCACTCCCTGGGGCAGATATGTCTCAGCGCACTCGCGCATCGTCTTGGTGCCACCGTAGACCTCGCGGCACAGAGACACGTCGGGCATCTGGTCGACATACGACTCGCTCTGGTAGTCGGGGTTGGTCGGGTCGTTACCAAACCCTGCGCCATCGATCTTGATGTAGCGCACACCCTCGGCGTGTTTGATGGCGTCTTTTAGGTCATTAGAGATCGGCATATCAGATTACTCGGAATCGTTCGGTAGTTGGTTTAGCCCCCCGCAGCGTGTTGAACTCCTGCCATAGCAGATAGCCGAGCGCATCGACCAAGTGGTCGAGGCCCAGCGTCTTGTCTGGCTGGCTGGTCCCATCTTTGTAGGTCAGCCCCTCAAGCGAGCGAATCAGCGCATGAGCCCGAGGATGGATCTTGAGACGTCTTCGGCCTTCGCCGTTGAGTAGCATGGCCTGAACGTTGTTGACTCGGTCGACGATCGGCGGTGCAGCCTTTGGCGATCGTACATCAAACCCAGCGCGCTTCAGTATCGTAAAGTCGGTCTGCCCTACTGGAGCCGAGCTCCGACGCTGGACACCCGACGGATCGGGACAGACGACGACCTTCCGACCGGCATACCTAGTAGCGTACTCGGCAGCGATTTCCTCGGTGTTTGAGGATGGAACCTCAAGCGCGTCGATGATGTGGCACTCGTCACCAGCTCGGACAGCGACGACCGACGCCATCGGGTTGACGTTGAAGTCCTGGCCGATAAGGATCTCGCCGCCTGTGTCCTTGATGTCAGCCGAGACGTTCAGCTCACGGTCGAAGTTGCTGTATACCTGACCCTGTAGCGTCTCGAAGCTGGCCTCATACTCCTGCCGGAATATCCGAGGGTCCAGCTCGCGCTTTGCCGCATCAACCTCGTCCCCTGCGACAATGCCTGCCTGTGCCGTCGTGAACTGCCAGGATCGCCAACCGTCCTCCCCGCCGTCCTGCCCTTTTAGGAACGTGTCGTAAGCCCAGTTAAAGCCCGCAGGCGTCGTCGTGAATAGAGCCCTGCCCTGTCGATCGGATAACGCTGGGCGCAGGACGTCCCATGCCGCTGGGTTGATCCATGCGAACTCGTCGAGCGCAACGAAGTCGAGCCCTGGACCACGAAGCCGGTCGGGATCGTCTGCGCCTTTAAGCGCGATCTCAGCGCCGTTCGTCAGTTCCATGCGTAGCTGGCTCTCATTGGGAGCCTTTGCCAAGTGTCCACGGTCCACGATCGACTTGAGGGTCGGCCATGCAATGTCCCGCGCCATGCGATAGGTCGGTGCGATATACCAGCATCGAGCGCCGGTCTTGTTCGCTGCACAGGTGTACAGCTCCAGGCACTCGCCAAACGTCTTGCCTGAGCGACGACCGGCTACCACTACGCGGAAGCGTGACGGGTCGCGATATATCTCGCCCTGGAGCCCCTGTAGCTCGAACTCCGGCATTAATCGATGACACGGACAACGATTTCTGGGGTGCCCGAGTGCTCGACCTCAACCTTATCGCCGTAGAGCTTCGGCAACACCTTGCTCAGATACCATTTGCGGGTGTCGACTCGCAGTCGATCCCTTGCTGTGTCGCCTGAGCCGGTGTCAGCGATCTCCGCGATCTGGTCAGCCATCAACGTGCCCTGCGCTCGTCGCGCTCTCGCGTACTGCTCCGAAAACTGCTCTCGGTTATCGACCACCCATAAGCAGACAGTCGACATCGAGGGCAGATGCTCGTCCTCGCATATTCGACGCAGCGACTCTCCACCGGCTATGCGGTCGCATATCTCGGCGGCTACTTCTGGCGTGTGAGCTGACGGTCGGGCCATGTGCTCTCGTTAGGTTCCCGCTAGACCGTCCAAAGTTGTGGTCGGTTGATTGACAGGTCAAGTCAATAGCATTATGCGTCAATTCTAAAACCCATCATCCTCGAACCACAGGCGGCGTAAGTCTATGTCCGCAGGGATGTGGCACTGGTAGACGTAAGATCGATGCCCGTATTGATTTCTCATTTTCCTGCGCGTTAACCAGCCGCGAACCGTGCCGCTCGCAAAGGCCTTAGCCAGCCGCCTCTGAACGGTGTCAGGTGTCAGTCCAGAGTACTGGGCGATTCTTTGCATTGATATCTCTACGGTGCCTTTTTCATCCAGCACCACTCCACCAATTACAAGCAAGACTAAACGCAAAGTGCTTCCCCACTCAGCGCGTCCATGCCGTAAAACAGCACTGCGCCATAGCACACTAAAAAGCATTGTCTCTGTCATAGTCGTTCCTCTTTTAACGTTGGTGCTCGATGGAGGCGGCGGGACTCGAACCCGCGTCCGCTCTGGGCCTCTTGAGGCTCTCGCAAAGCGTCAAAACCGTTCGCCCCCCGAAGTACAGGATCACGCCTGCCAACACTGCGACAATCACTACCACGACCACTAAGTCAAAAATGATCCGCATCATCATGCGGACACCTGGCCGATCAGTTCTCCGATCGAAGCGAGCGTAGTGCCCCTAGCTTTCGACGGACGGTTGAGTGGGTCGTGCTTTCTGAAATGATCGATGGCGGCGAACCAGAGTGTCTGCTGGACTTTGCCATCGCCGAGATAGGTCAGGGTCATCGCTCCGTTTAGAGCTTTCAGCGTCATCGGAGTGCCGGGAGCTGCGGAGTCCCAGCCGATCAAATCCTTGTCCCGCATCATCGCAGCGCCGTGAATCGCTGCGTACACATCCTCGGCGGTTCGGCTTTCACCGGAGTAGAGCCAACTGTTCAAGATGCGAGCGTTAGCCAGCTTGTCGGTGTTATTCAGCTTGCCCAAGCCGAGCACAGACTCAGCCTCTGCCAGCAGTTCACCTTTTGTGTAGGTAACAACCTTATTCGGCGCGTCAGCGCCCGTTGTTTTTTTATCTTCTGTCTTTTGAGCTTCTGAACTATGAGCTTCTGAGTATGGCAGGGTTTGAGCACCCCCCTGAGCAGTGCTCCCCGCAGTGCTTGGGGCATTGCTTGGAGCATTGCTTGGAGCATACCTCGCAGCAGCAGCTCGTTTGGCTTTCGTGCTTCGGTTGGCGGCTGCGTCGCGCTCTTTTTCCAGCCTTGAGTGCGTCAGTCGACCTTGGTGTACCTCGAAGCAATCGCGGACTGAGGGCCAAGCCGACTGCATCTCCTCGACGGTTGCTCCGGTTAGCCTGCCCAGCCGCACAGGGTCGTCGGGTAGCGAGCCCTCCTGCCAGCATACGCAGAGCAGCTTGATGTATATGCCCACCTCGCACGGGCTCATCATTGCGACCTTACCCGAGCCCATGAAATCGCTTGGGTAGAACTTGAAATACGGTAGCTTCGCCATCTCGTCCTCTATTGCGTTTTTAGTGTTCCTAACTGGCTGATCGATCAACTGTATGTGTAAAAAAAACCATCACCTCGGCCCTACTATTTCCGCGACCTTCCGACCCCAAGCATCGAACGCTTCGACCCGCTCGTCCCATTGCTCTGATCGATCGTAAGTCTGCCGTATCTTTGGGAGCTGGTGCCCCACCATCTTCTCGCCAACCGTCCAATCTCTGACCAGACCTAAGTCGGTCCAGTGCGTCATCGCTGTCCGTCTTAAGTCGTGTGGCGTGAACGGCTGCATCCCTAGACGCTGCCATATCCGTCGAACCGGCCTCGATATCGCTTGGTGCGAAATCGGCTTGAGTTGCTCTGTATAAGCCGGAAACATAAACCGACCCCGCGCCTTGATGTCGTCCAGCTCAATTAACGCCAGCTCGTTGAGGTGGACTCGGTGTTCGTCTGAAGCTCTACCACCGACGCCTTTGCGATAGCCTGGCGGCATCGTCCACGTCGATCCCGTGATATGTCCCCGCTCGATGCGACGCACTTCGCCGGGACGTTGCCCAGTTAACAGCGTCAGACGCAGCACAGCGCGAATCAGTGGTGTGGTTGGGCTGATCGACGCCGGTCGACCGTCTGGGTCAAGGTCGCGCCATAGCACAGCGATCTCTGACTCCGACAGATAGCGACGCTTGCTGTATTCCTTTGTGCGCCGTGGTAGCGCGCGCACAGGGTTCGACGTCAGCCCATAGCGCCTGCGGGCCACTGCCCAAGCAAACACCGCAGAGATCGCCTGCTGTGCCCTGTTTAGCATCACCATCGAGTCGCGCTTCTCAAACCGATCTAAAACTCGGGCGACATCTTCTGCCGTGAGGTCGGCAGGCGGTGTCCTGCGTATGGGGTCAAGGTCAGCCGACTCATAGATCCGACGTCGTTCGGCCAGGGTGGAGTCTGCGAGCTTCTGGCTTCCGCGCTCGACTGCTTGCAGGTACACCGCGCAGAGCTCGCCAAACGTACCCTCGCGCTCCCTAACGTCACCGGCTGGGTCTATGCCCTCACGAAGCTGTGCCCGAAGTACGGTGCAGCAATCTCTGGCCTCGCGAAGCCCCATACCTGGGAACTCGCCAATGTTCATCTTTCGCTCGCGACCTCTGACCTTGTAGCGAAACACCCAAGCCTTAACGCCAGTGCTGTACACGCGCACGTACAGACTCCTTTGACCCCCGACGCTCCACATTTCAGCGCGTTTTGGCGGCAACGGTAACGGCAAGGCTTCAATCGCTTTGAAGCTATACGGTACAGACGGCACAGCAATTCTCGAGCTTTGGAGTGTATGTGGCACACTTGTGGCACACTTTGCAAAGGTGTAACCGCCAGACTCGTCCCGCAACACCGAAACCCACGCTAACCCCGACTTACCCATCCCAACTAAGCCATTACAGGGCTTTCCACCTTCATCCTTCTCAAAAAACTCAGTCGGGGCGCCCAGATTCGAACTGGGGACCCCCTGCTCCCAAAGCAGGTGCGTGTCCTGTGCCCTATCTGGCCTATCTGTTGGCTTTACTGCGCCTCGTGGCATCAACATAGTCGGTATGTGGCACACTTGTGGCACACTTTCTGTCCGGGCAATGCCCCGATCTGCGTCTATATATATATGTGCGCTCATCGAGCCTCCATGATGCGCTTGCCGATCCATTCGGACACCTGTGGCACGACTGCGTTGCCTAGCGATTTAATTCTGTCCACCCGGTTGGGAAGCCCATCAGTTGCTCGTAAAAACGGGGATGCGGTGATGTCCCACCGTAGAGCGCGCGGATCAGATGGCGCAGATCGGAAGACCGGCTCATGCCGTCGCCCCTGGGTAGATCCGAGCCTCCCTTCCAATCGGTAGCTGTCGGAGTAGGCCAAAATGAATGCGCGATCTCTCCGATGTCGCGCACCAAAGGCTGCTGCCGGTAGCACTTGCCACTCCGCATCGTACCCGAGCGCGGCCAAGTCTCCAAGAACGTCTCCCATCCCTCGAACAAGGAGCCCTGCGACGTTTTCCATGAGCGCGTAGCGTGGTCGTAGCTCGCCAATAATTCTGGCAAACTCCGGCCACAGCCACCTTTCGTCGTCCTGCGCGAGCTTCGCCCCAGCGTTTGACACTGGCTGGCATGGAAATCCCCCGCAAATGAGGTCGCAGGCTTCAAGTTCCTCTTTTCCGACATCCTTAACATCTGCAAACCTCCGAACACTGGGCCAATGCTTCTCCAACACTTTGATACAGAACGGGTCGCTCTCGACTTGCCAAACCACCTGCATACCTGCGCGCTCTAACCCCAACTCGAGGCCACCAATCCCTGAGAACAGGCTTCCAACCTTCACCTCCCCTCCACCGCCTCTCTAACTGCGCCATAGATGTCGGGTCGCGCCCCACACTTGGCTTGCACGACGAACGTGTAACCAGGAACTGCGCTTGCGAGCTCCATGAAATCTTCCCAGCGCAGGACCGCGAGCTTTTCGCCACCTCGACCTGTGCGGTGGATTGCAGCGATCGGCATATCGTCGCCCGTGGAACTCGAGGCCAGGACGTCGCCTGAGTTGCCCTCTCGGGCTTCGGTCAGGTTGCGTTTGTAGCAGTTACCGGACGCTTCGGTTAGGTCGCGGGCAACCCTGCGCTCCCATGCGTGACCTTTCGTCCTTGAGAGCTTGCCCATCAACCCAACCTCCGGGGCAGATGCTCATACGCGAACCCGTAGTCGTGGGTCGCTCCGACGGTTTTCTTGTTTCGGCCTCGACACGCTTTGCAGTAGCGTTGGTCTGAGGTGTAGTCGGTAACAAACTCGTCAGAACACTTGTAGCACTCGCGTTTGATTCTTGAGCTGCGAAGGTGTCGAGTCCAGCACTCATGGCTGCAATATTTGGACTGACGCTGCTTAACCCGTTCGTTGCATCCATCGCGTTTGCACTCAGGCTTCGCTGCGGCCTTCTGCGCGATCCGCTGGCACTTACGGCTACAGAACTTGCCGCGCGGCTCATGGCTTGGTTCCTCGCATCCGTCTCGCTCACACTTCTTAATTTCAGAAGCGGCGCATGGTCGACAGGTCTTAGCCGAGGCGCTCATGTAATTGATGCTACAGGCCGGGCACAACTTCCGGCGCTTCTTTGACGGCTTTGTGGGATCGCCTGACACCCGTTGGTGAAGCGGTCGACCGTCGCGCAATTCCTCCGGGACTAGCGTGATTGCATAGTTCTTGACGCGATGCCACCGCTCAATCTGTGCTCGATCTCGGCATGGCACCTTATTGGCGTCAACCGCATAACCGCGCTGCACGTCGCCTTTGCAAGCATAGTCCGGCGTGAGCTCGTCGATGATGTCGCCAAACGACGGCTCGTCGGTATAACCCCACCTAGCTGCCGCTCGATGCGCGACCTCGATCTCTTCGTCTGTGAGGTCAGTCACGGCTGATCACTCCAGACCATGTAGTACAATAAGAGCGGCCCTGTGCATAAGCCGACCAAAAACCCAAGACACAGCCACCTCATCGTCTGGGACCGCGCCAGTGGCTCTGGCCTTTCTCGATGCCAAGCCTGTAAATCACCGGCCAGGACGCGACCGCCATAGCGATCGTCGCAATCACGACGCCGTGCCAGTACGGTGAGAGCATCAAAACGGTAGGTGGTATTCGTCGTCGACTTTCTTGGCGAGCTCGCGCAGGCTGATGCCGTGCCTCCGCTCCATCCCCTTCTTCCCGATGCCGTGATCGAGTTCGTGGTGGCAACTCCGGCAGGCAGAGACAGTGAACTGAGCGTCAGCCTTCCTCCCCATGCCGCCGTTCGTGATATGCGCCATCTCTGTTGGGGGTGTCGCACCGCAGAAATCGCAGTGACGCCCCTTTTGCCAGCGCACTCGCTCTTGGCCTCCATAGACGCGGAGAAACTCGCCCGGCGGTCTTGGCCTCGAGCGCAGCCTCGTCCGACGCAGAGCCATTGCCTGCTTGCCGGTAGCGAAGGGCAGTCTACTCATCATCCCCCCTCGCGCTCTGCGCCCATTCAGCCAGATCAGCTTCGGTCCATAGTTGCACGGCCCCGCGCTTGATAGGCTTCGGGAAGAAGCCGTCTCGCACCCAGTTATAGAGTGTCTTTCGTGAGATCCCGAGTCGGGCCAGCAGCTCGCCTCGCCTCAAAAACTCAGCTTGTGGGACGTATTGCATTGAGCGCCCCCTACCCGAAAAAGGACATCTGCCCAGCGACCTCGCGCTGGTAGTCGCTGCGGTCGAACTCATATCGAGCATGAGTGCCGCCGTCGTGCTTCGTGTCCTTTGTTACGATGTTGTAACCCATGTCGCGCAGATCCTTCACCCTAGCCGCGAGCCGGTAGCAACCGAACTGTATGGCGTCGGCTGGAGTGATCCCTCCGTGCCGCTGGATGAAATGCAGCACCGTGTGGCACTGACTCCCTTCCTTCGGCCCGTTCCGCGCAATCAAAACGGCAACCCGTCATCCATATCGGATGCTGTTATGCCGGTGGGCTTAGGAGCAGCCTCGCTTTTTACGAGCGAAACAACCGTGAGGTCGGTATACCATCTGCTGTTGTACTCGCGCGACTTCGCGCCGACTTGCGCGTTGATCGTATCGCCTACGTTGAGCGGCACGATTTTGTCCCCCCACATCTGCAATGCGAGGTGCTTGGTCCACTTACCTTCGGTGATGTCGACGATGAACTCCTGACGCCTCCACTCACCGTTTTTGCCCTGGCCTGACTGTAGCTCAAGGACTTGGATGACCTTTCCGTTCACTTCCATCATGCCGCTTTCTCCTCGATATGGGCCGTGAGAACTGCGATTCCTTTGCGGAGCTGGGCGGGATCAGCTTTCTCAATCGCTTTTACTGCCGCCTCTCTCAACGTCTCGTCCTTCACCTTCCTCTTGAGCGCGTCGAGTTCGCCGATCAGCGTTTCGACTTCGGCGTTCACGCGCTCGACCTTTTCCATCTCTTGTCGGGAAGGGCGTTGCCCGTTGCCCGTGTAGTTCGCGTTCGCGCACGCGCGTCCAATGGCACTCGTTTCGCAGTTCTCTATAAAGGACGTCTTGTTCACCATCCCCGTCTCGCGCTCATAGGCCAGGCCGGTTGCCATCGGCTCTGTCGCGTCGTGGTCGCGATATAACTCTGCGCGGACCACGCATACGGCTGGGGTTGATGCGAAATCGAAATGCACCAGCGTCGTCACGATGCGCCCGTCGGGATGCTCCGCGAGAAAAAGCGGTATGCGATCCTTAACCTCGACGTAATCGTCCAGATTGAAGCGTCCCATCCTACCACCTCCCCGTGCGCCAATCGTACTCGTCTTGCCACTCACGATCGTCGCGTCTGAGGTGAGCTGGTGGTCCGTGCTTCTCCAAGAACTCCATCGCCTCATCTTGGATGGGGTTGATGTCCTGTTCCGCTTTCTTCAGCGCCGCAAAAAATGACGGCGCCTCGATGTCCATCTCTGCGAGCCTGGCCTTGAGCTGAAGGAACAGCTCTGAATACTCAGTGTCGTCGACCGGGTCTTCTGGGCCGTGGCGAATCACCTGAGTCGAGCCATCGTCATACTCGATGGTTTCGAGCCATCGCTCGCCTCGCCTATTCCACGGCGTCGGCGTGTAATCGTCTGTAGCGATCATATCGCGCTTCTCCGTTGAGTGATGTGTCAATGCAATGCAACTAAAAAACCCAGCGCGACGAGCACTGCCACAAGCTCCATCGCCATCGCTAGGATTGGTTCCCGTTCCCACAGCTTTTTCATCATTGTGCGATGCTCCCCTTGTACCGTTCGCTGTTCTTGTACTGAGCGAATGGATCTCCGGGGAACTCGTCGTGCGGGATGCAGCGCGCCGCGTGTAGCGCGACGTCGTACCAGTGGTCGGCAGGCGCACCGTTGCGGCGTTCCGTTTCGTGCGCGGCCATCGCTTCCTTAAACCGAACTACGGGGTCGTCCGAGAAACTCCACTGGACCACCTCTGTCGTAATGCGTCGGAGACCGGGACTCTCCGCTTCGCCAGCTCCACCAGAATCGCGCTCTGGCGTATCGCTGTCGTTGCTTTCCGCTCCCATTGCAGAGCTAGGTCGGCCCACGCCCATGTCGACGGGTCGGTCGCAGGCCACTCCAACTGGTCCAGCAGTTCCGTCTGCGACATCCCTTTGATTTGCGTCTCGTCCGCTGCCCTCAACATCGCGGCTGCTATTCGATGCGGATGCTGCGACGATGTCAGATAGGATTCCAGCCGTATGAGCGGAGTACCTTGACCACGCGAGTAGCGCCTCAGAGTCGAAACATCCAGGCCATATCTCGCTGCGGCCTTCTTTGAGTTCGGATTCGCGTCCTTGTGCGCGAACCCCGCCATCAACCGCTGTACTTGCTTCTTGTCGTATATCGTCACTCAAATCTCCCCCCGAGTTGTGAGTGCGTTTCGTGGATTGCCTGTTTTGGTGCTTAACAGGTGCGTTTCCGCAACCGACTTGCGTGATATTTCCTCTCATGGAACACATCTCACAGATCGTGTCGCGAGTGATGCCCAAAGAGTCGTCATCCGTCGAGCCCTCGAAGGCGCTCGACCTCGGCATACAGCAACCGCCTCACGATTTCCGATACGCGCTGTCCAGTTGCCTGTTTGAGGTAGCTGGTAAGCTGTTTTGGAAAGCGGGTAGACACGACAGGGTCATACGTGATAGAGTCGGTGTCATGGCGCGTGAGATGGCTGGAATACATATCAGTCTCTTGGGTTTTCATTGTAGACAAATGGAACCCCACCGCCTAAATAATGCAAGGACCACAAAACAGATGAGTCAATCGACCTTCCACAAGCGACTTACGATGGCACTGGCAGCGGATCGGCGAGAACAGAAAGACATTGCAAAGGCGATGGGGGTGTCCCCAGCACAGGTGACACGATGGAAAAGCAAAGTCCTGCCCAACCCAGACATCGTCGCCAAGTTTGTCGAAGCTCTCGACATCGACGGGCACTGGCTCATTACAGGCCAAGGCTCTATGAAGTCCGGCGATCGCTCTGATCTAGCCCAACGGCTCGATGTCGTGGTTGATGTGGCGTCCGGTCAAGTCAGCCCGGACCAGCTTACTGCGCTCCAGGTTGGCGTCGGCTATGACAAGGGTCAGAGCGACCAGCTCGCGCTCCAGGAGACTCTCGCCACAGCCAAGCAAGCAAATGCGTCGCTGTCCGACATTGAACGCAGGCTAGCCGCGATTGAGCGGTTTGAACTCACGCCGATGTCTGAATTGACCGACGAGGAAACGATAGCGGCAAGAAAGCTCGCAGAAAAAGCAAAGACCGCGAAGTTCGGAGAAGAGGCGCAAGCACTCGGGGAGGGGACAAAAGGTGGCTGATAAGAAGCACGACGATACTTGCGTAAGGGAATGCTGCAATAACACCACAGACCACGCGCGTAAGGGTTGGCTTGACCAGCCTCCGACGTACACCACTCCGATACTTAGCAGACCTGAGACGCCCACCGCATCCGCCCCATGTTATACAACGATGGGCCTTGTATCGGCTGCGAAGCGCGCACAAGGCGACAAGGTTTACTGCTACAGGATAATGAAGTCGTTTATGGGACTCCCAGAGGGCGGGTTTATCATCGCTGACTTTAACGCGATTGATCTTCAGGCAGTCGTACTAGCTGATCGCGACGATCCCGACTCCATGCTCGGCGTGTGGCGCGAAGCATCAGTGCCGCTGTTCGGTGTTGCTCAAGACCTCGGGATTCTTCAGTGGTGGAGCTGCTCGGAGTTGGCGTGGTCACTCAGCCAACGGCGCGGGTCGCTACAGTGCAGCCTTAAGCTGATGGAGGGTGGCGCTGGTTAACCCTTGAGGTGCATCCCTCGAAACCAGCACTCTCCGTTGATGATCTGAATTGGTTCAAACGCCCAGCGGTCTTTGCGCGGGGACCATTGCACCACCATTAGCCCTGCCTGCCAGTTTGCGTGGTCCACATAGGAATCGCGGATCTCGCCGAGCATCCCCAACGTGTGCCATTGGTGCTGGCCGTTCCAGTCGCGACGACTGTGGACCTGCTGACGGTGGAGATGGCCTGAGAGTCCGCTTTTGCCGTACTTCTCATATTCTTTCTTAGCGACATCGCCCGAACTGGACGCGCCGTGCTTGCATATGACCCTGTCATATAAAGCGATCCAGTTCTTCTTTTCCCCGGTCGAGATGTACGGGTAATCTTCCCAGCCTAGCGACTCAAGCCCGAGCAAATTGCTCCACTCAAGCGCGGCCATGACGTGCGGCAACGTGATGAGTTCGCCGTAAGCGCGCTTATCTGCCAAGTCCCAGACGATGCGTCGTTTGCGTTCTTCGTGGTTGCCCTCCAGCCACACCTTGCGGCAGGACTCGCTCACCAATGAGCTGACCTCGCCAAAATGCTTGATGCCCAGCTCGATCTCGTCTTTGAGCGTCGTTCGGTCGGTCGGGTCTTTGGGGAACCGTGAGATCGCCTCACAATCGAGCGTGTCGCCATGATCGACCACAACGCTTGGATCTGTGATCTCCAGAATTTGATGGAGGATCGACGTGTTTTTTGGCGAGTCGAACGGGATATGCTTGTCGCCGAAGTGGACCGACACATCCCCGGTCGCGGTTCCTGGCTGGCGCGTTACTGGTCTAGCGATCTTGACGATCGCAGGCGTTAGGTCGAAACGGCTCTGAGCGGTCCTGCGGTATTCGATTTTGATGTAGCGGATTTCAACTGCGACGATGTCGCCATCTGCGTTCTTCATCGGTGCATATCGATTTCGCACGTCTGCTTTGAACTCATCCCAAACCTCTAGATCGACCTCGGCAGCTTCCCGCAAGTCTTCAATCGTCTTGATCTTGCCAACCGATACGACGGTGACGTGCAGCGCGTCGTCGTCTTCGGCGTACCGTACCTTATCGTCGGCCTCGGGCATCGGGTCAGCACTCGCCAGGTCTGCCCTGCGCTTTCGCAGTGCTGCCTGTGTCCGTCGGTTTCCAAATTTCGCGACATACCCAGCATGGATCTGAGGGTTTGTCCGACCAAGAGCGACCATTCTGAGAATGAAGTCGTCCTCGATCTGTTCCCAGATTTTCCCGCCAGCCATTGCTTACAGCGCCCCGGCTGCTACCAACCCGAGCACAGCTAGAGTCGCCCCTGCCCCAAGCGACGGAATCGCGCGACCGATCTTCTTGTGCCAGGGCGGGTTTGCAACTTTTTCCCACGCCTCGATCTGGAGTTTCTGTGACGTCGTGATCCGGCGCTGCGTGTCCAGCTCTAGCTCCAATCCACCGACTAACGACTGCAAATCGCCGACCCGGACACGCAACGACGTCGTCTCCTGCTGGTAGGTGTTTATGCGAGCCTCATACGCCTCCACAGTCGCGTCGTGCGCTGCGCTGAGTGAGTCCGCGAGTATGGCGACCGACTCATCGCCGAGAGCCCGCAGACGGGCGTTAAGGCCGTCATACGTTGAGGTGATTGAGAGGGTCTGCTGCTCCCAAGTACGGCGCTCGATGTGCCAGCCTATCGAGTCTGCTGTGTAAGCCGAATCCGTCGTCGCAATCACCGCCCGCAGCGAGTCGTTGTTTGTTTGTGTCGCGACGAGCTGTTCGGTCAGGCTGTCTACCTCAGACGCTGCCCGCTCTGCTTGCATCTTCCATATCGACCGCGCTTCGGAGTGCTGGCACCCACGCACAAACAAAGCGCAGGCGACCAAGACGAGCGCGATCGTCAGATTAGTATGCTTCATCGTTATCGGGGTTCGGGGCCTGGCAGTACATACAGTTCGTATCGATGCCCGAGTTGGTCGTGTTGCATCTAGAACACACCCATTTGACGGGTTTCTTTTTTCCTGGCGTCATGGCC